TCTTATAACAAAAAGGCTTTTCAGCGGTTGATTGTTAAGCTTAATAGAGTTTAAACTAGACAGTAATAAGCGCGTCACTTCGGTGGCGCTTTTCTTATACCTAAAAACCAAGGAGGTGTACACCACACATGCAACTAAACTGTAATAATAAACTCAGTGAAGATAACGATCCAGATAAACTGCTGTGTGGTGCTACAGTTGTTTACTATGTGAATCGTTTGTGTCGTACGTTTAAAGATAAGCGCGATAACTATAAAGCCCTTATGCGGGTAGATAATCCGAATTGCATTAGGTCAGGTGGTAAGTGGAAAAATCGAATGTGAGGTGATAATTCAGTGGCTAAAGGTAAATATGAAAAGTGGTTAACCACTGAAGGTTTACTTCAGTTGGAAGCATGGGCAAGGAACGGTTTGACTGATGAACAGATTGCAAAAAATATGGGTGTCAGTGTTGCTACTCTTTATAATTATAAAAAAGTTCATTTAGAGATTTTGGAGTCCTTAAAAAAGGGCAAAGAAGTTGTTGATATACAGGTTGAAAATGCTTTGCTTAAACGAGCATTGGGATATGAGTATGTTGAAGTAACTGAGGAAAGAATTGTCGATAGTGGTCAAGTTAAACGCCATGGAGGTCAATCAGAGCTAACCGAAAAGGAATGGCAATTTGCGATTAAATATTTTAATAATCAATGCTGTTATTGTGGTACAGAATTGACCGAATCAACTAAAGATCATATTATTCCATTGGCAAAAGGCGGTCAATTAACAGCTTCAAATATTGTTCCTTGCTGTAGGCAGTGTAACTCATCGAAAAAAGACAATAATTTAGATGATTGGTATACAAGCCAACCATTTTTTGATAAGTACAGGAAGAATAAAATCGAAGATTACATTACACTAATTGCTCTTATGGAATCGGACTCGCAAATAAATGGAAAAGACGATAAATTAGTTATTACAAAGCAAGTGACGAAACACGTTTCACCAGAAACAACGGCAGGAATATTCTGGCTGAAAAATAGAAAACCTGAAATCTGGCGAGATAGAAAAGATATTGATTTAAATGCTAACGTAAATAACCTTAATCCTTATGCTGGTTTAACCACGGAAGAATTAAAGAAGCTGATTGATAGTGGATAAGGAATTAATCATCTTAGGGGCCAAGATAGAACTTGCTAAACGTGAGTTCTTTTTTTATTGCAATCTGAAAGCTCCTGATTTTTACAAACCTGAACGGAAATACCTTGTTGACCTCTGCGGTGAATTTCAAGCCTTTATTGAGGGTGATGATGAGGTATTAGTTGTAAATGAACCTCCTAGACACGGTAAGTCACGTACAGCAGGTTTACTTGTTGAATGGGTATTTGGTAAAAACAAAAAAGAAAAAATTATGACCGGTAGCTATAATGAAACGCTGTCAACCATGTTTTCAAAAAACGTTCGTAACAGTATTCAGGAAGTTAAGGCCGATCCATATAAACCCGTTTATTCTGATGTGTTCCCTGATATTAAAATAGCCGTTGGGGATGGGGCTATGAATTTATGGTCACTTGAAGGTGGCTATAACAGTTATCTTGCTACTTCTCCTACTGGTACAGCTACAGGCTTTGGCTGTAGTATTCTAATCCTTGATGACTTGATAAAAAATGCTGAAGAGGCATATAACGAGACAGTAAAGCAAAAACATTGGGATTGGTTCACTAATACCATGCTTCAGCGTCTTGAAGAAGGCGGGAAGATCATTATCATTATGACTCGTTGGGCCAGTGATGATTTAGCGGGTAGAGCATTAAAGCACTATAAAGAACAGGGGGCGAAGATCAAGCATATTTGCATGAAAGCCTTGCAGGATGATGGAACCATGCTTTGTGATGAAGTGCTATCCCGTGAATCTTACGAGGCTAAGAAGAGCGCTATGGGTGCTGACATTGCTTCTGCTAACTATCAGCAAGAGCCAATTGATCTTAAAGGCCGGTTATACACCAGATTTAAAACCTATGATCGTATCCCGGTTGATGCAAACGGCAATCCGCTGTTTACTCAAATTAAGAATTATACCGATACCGCCGATACCGGGGACGACTACCTTTGCAGTATAGATTATGGCGTTTATAACAGCGAAGCTTATGTTTTGGATGTACTTTATACTAAGAAACCTATGGACGACACCGAACCGGCAACAGCTAAGATGATGCATGATGATAAGGTTGACGTTGCTGATATTGAATCAAACAGCGGCGGCAGGGGCTTTGGTCGTGCTGTAGAACGGATATTGCGGACTAAGCACCACAGTAACCGGACACGGATTAGTACCTTTCATCAGTCGAAAAACAAAAAGGCCAGAATCCTTTCTAATTCAACGTGGGTTATGGATCATATCTATTTCCCTGTTAACTGGCGTGACCGCTGGCCGGAGTATCATGACGCCATGATTAAGTATCAAAAAGAAGGAAAAAACAAACATGATGACGCGCCTGACGCAACAACAGGTATAGCTGAGAAGATCGGCCAGGGCGATACATTCAGTTTTGATTAAGGGGTGAATTATGAAAACAATAAAACGTTTAGAACTTATTAGCGCATTTCAATCTCATGAATTCTATGAGTTACTAGGTAATTTAGTTGCGAAATGTCAAGAGGAAGGGCTAGAGGTGGAAATACAGTATCAGGATAGTAGTAATAGATATTCAGCGTTGATTGTTGGCAGCGTTAATATTATTCCATATGATCAGAGGTGTAGTGATTTATGAAAGTTAATATTTTAGGTACAGACTACACAATTATCGAGCAAGCCAGCTCTAACAATCCTAAGCTTGAAGATGCGAATGGGATCTGTGAAATATATAGCAAAAAGATTGTTTTGGATTACGATATGCTAAAGCCTCATAAGATGCTTGTTGAGCAGCCAGAGCAATTTAAAAACAAGGTCCTAAGGCATGAGATCATTCATGCTTTTTTTGCTGAAAGTGGCTTAATGGAATTTTGCAATGATGAATTGCTGGTTGATTATTTAGCGGTGCAGCTGCCTAAGATGGTAAAGGCCATGAATGAAGTTGCTTGTTTAGAGTGATATGCAATAAATTCCATACAGGAGGTGATTATAATTGTATTGGACAGATGAAACAGGACGGATTAACCAGCTTATTAAAACAGGTGCAGCCACTAGAATGAGTGATTTGAAATTCATTGAATTGGAGCTTGATAAGTTCAAACATTCGCCTCCACGCAGAGACATGATCACGGGCGAGCGTTATTATCAGAATGAACATGATATTCTACATAAAAAACGTTTAGTAATTGGTGATAAGGGTGAACTGGAAGAAGTTAAAAACCTGCCTAATAATAAAAATATTGATAATCAGTATGCCAAGATGGTGGACCAGAAAGTAAATTACCTGCTGGCCAAACCAATTACCCTTGAATCAGAAAACGATCAGTACACAGAATTACTGAAATCTATCTTCAACAAGCGATTCTTGCGCACTGTTAGAAACCTTGGGGAAGATGCCTTGAATGGTGGTATTGCTTGGCTGCATCCTTACTATAACGATCAAGGCGAACTTACCTTTAAACGGTTCCCGCCCTATGAGATTTTGCCATTTTGGGCAGATGCTGATCACACTATACTTGATTTTGCAGTTCGCACATATCAAGTTGAATCTTATGAAGGTACAATTGAGGTTATTGTTCACAAGGTTGAAATCTACGATAAAAACGGCATTCACCGCTATGAATTAAAAAGCGGTACCTTAATTCCAGATATTGAAAACCCATCTACTGATTACATGCTTGCAGTAGATGGGGAGGGCAAAGAAACAGGATATAATTGGACTAAGATTCCTCTTATAGCTTTTAAATATAATAATAAAGAGATTCCCCTTATCAAGCGGGTAAAAACTCTGCAGGATGGCATTAATAAAATTTTGAGTGATTTTGAAGACAACATGCAGGAAGATGCCCGCAATACTATTCTAGTGCTACAGAATTATGATGGCACCAACCTGGGCGAGTTTCGCAAAAATCTTTCACAGTATGGAGTTGTAAAAGTTAAATCGGTAGAAGGTGCAGCCGGTGATCTAAAAACCCTTGAAATTACGGTTAATGCTGAAAATTATAAAGTGATCCTGGAA